CGGGTTATCTACATACCCGGACGGAGCTTCTACCCTCTCCCCGTCCTCAACCGCGTCAACCGTGTAGACGTTCGGAAGCGGCTGCATATTCCGCCCGATATCGCTCACACTATCCACGCGAGTCACTTCTTCTTCACATTTGCAACTCATTGGCACACTCCTTTTACATACTGCCCTTCTGTACCAGCGCCTTCTGCGCGGATCTCGGAAGGTCATTATATTTGGCCTGGATGCTTGTGGGCATCTGGCTTATGGCTTTCTCTGCGGATATCTCCCCACCCATTGCGGGGAAGCCAGCGTTCTGGAACGCTACCGGCGGGGTCTTGGATATCTGCGGGCCCTGTTGACCGGGCATCATCTCGCCCTGCTGGGCGAGCATCTGTTCCTGGTTGGCCATTGCGGCCGTCTGCTGTGCCACTTCCGCAGTCCTCTTCTTAATCTTCTCGATCAGATCCTGCTTCCGTGCAATCAGTTTGTCCGGAATCCGTTCCAGATAGTCGATCACTTCCAGCGTGCCGTCTCTCCGCAGGTTGTCCAGCGTCTGTACCATTGCGATCTCGGAATAGTACGTGGTCGCGCCAACGTCAACTCTTATGTTGAACCACAGCTTCTTAAGCTGCCGGAAATCAAAGTCTTCCAGTACCCGGTGCACCGTCTCCTGTGTCACCATCTCGCCGGAGACCGGATCGATCATAGGCACCTGGTCTTTGCCGACCTGTGGATCCTCGAACGTGCGCTCGCGTACCAGAGGACGTTCGCCATAGTAAGTGCCCATCATATCCAGCAGTATAGCACCGATATCCTCGACCCATTCGTGCAGCCCCGACCGTGTGTTCTCCAGAGGCACCTCAGCGGACGATTGCAAGACCATCAAAGCCGAAGTATTGTCCGGACGAACGTTGCCCATCTGAGCATCCGTAGCGCCAAGACAGTCTCTGGTGTACTGCATCACGCGGTCAATACACATATCAATCTGGTTACTCATGTCCGCGGGCTGCAACGTAGTCGCCACATCACGGAGTGACTGACCCGGTTGTATGTTGTGCACACCGATGGCCGCGCCAACTTCGTTGTTCCATCTCCCGATCAGGTCGGCGTTATAGATCGTCTTCGGGAAACTCTGTAACTGGAGATGCCGGAAGATCATAGCCATCATGCTGTTTATGAAGATCTGGTTCGGAACAATCCCCGTAACCAAAGCCCGGCCATGATACTGGTTCTTCTGCTTCTCCCAGTTCCCCCATGCGATCGGGTACCGGCTGAGGCCGGTATCAACATCCTCGTAGATCACGGCCTGACGGGTAGCCTTCGTAACGTGGACCGACGTTACCAGGCGCTTCATGTCCTTGGTCTTGTATACCGGCTTCCCGTCCGTGTCCACCATCGGTTTGCCGTCCTCGTCCTTCTGCTGGATAGGTTCACCATTATCATCGAGAACAGGTTCACGTTTCGGCAGTCCGGTCTCTTCGTCAAGGACTGTCTCCTCTGTAGTGACTTTAGTGTACAGGATTCCATACAGCGCTTTCCCCGTTTTGTCGTCCTGCCACTGGATCTCAGTACGCCCGCCGATACCGGCCTGCCACTGCCATTCAGCGTCAGGATTCATTGTCTCGATCGCGATCTCGGACTCCGCTTCTCCGCCTCGCTTCGTGCTCGTTTTTGCGAACTGCTCGGCTTCAAATTTCAGGTTCTCGATCGTGTCACGGCCAAGGATAAGGATATATGGCTGGCTCTCAACGTCAGCCGTGTTCGGGTTCCCGAACATGACGTTGATCCCATCCACCAGCTCCATTTCTATCTCGCCCTTGTATGCCCCGAAAGCACCGCCGTATGGCATAGCGTCTGGGTTCCAATAGAAATGAGCGCAGTAGTCTCCGGTCTGGGCTCCGTCAAACAGCGCGTCTCTGATCCGGTACTGCATTTTGAACTTGTCGAACAGGTTCCGTACCTCTGCCGTGGCAATGACCGCGGCGTTGCTCTCCGGATCCTTCATGTTGTCGCCATCATAATAGGACAGCGGCTCGAAGTTGACCGTCGTGTTGGAACTGGTCAGACTCGCCACAAACAGTGACGTTACGCGCTTGATAATATTGAACGTCGGCCGTGCAAGCCTCTGCATGGCAGGCGTTTCGTTTATATGCAGCCACTGGTTCCCTGCGAAGAACTCGATGTTGGTGTTGACCAACTGGTACTGGTTCGGGGTCAGCTGGTTGTTGTACGCCCGCCCCAGTTCGTAGTAGTTCCAGAGCTGCTGCCGATTATTCTTCTCGTCTCGCAACCAAACTCACCTCACTCGACGCGCTGGTTGACTCTCCCATAGGCCGTGTCTGAGTTGTAGTTCATCAGCCTGCGGAAGGCCTCCTGCTCTTCGATCAGCCGCTTCCGTTCTTCCTGGATGGCCGTCAGCTCTTCTTCCGTCAGAGTATCGTCCTTATCCGCCGCAAGTCCAACCGGCTGCTGCGTATTCGGACTCTGCTGATACGTCATCCCGTACAGCGTTTTACCGAAGAAGCACCCTATAATAAAAAGAGCAATGCCGACCATTGCCCCTATCATCCCATAGACCGCTTCCATTTACGGCCTCTTCTTTGCTTTCCGAAGCTGGTCAAGGACCGGCTCTTCCTCCACATCGCTTTCTTCGCTAACCGGCTCTTCTTCCGGACCGACAGCAGGGCCAACCGGAAGACCTTCCTCTTCCTCATCCTCTGCTTCCATATCCTCAAACGGAACGGCCGGTCTGTCCGGACCTTCGACAGGCGAACCAGGCAGCTCTTCCACTTCGACTTCCGCGACCTTGACCGGGCCTTCGTCGTGCAGTCTGTCCACCGCCACGATCAGCTCTTTGTCGTCCACTTCACCGGGGTTGAACTCTTCGTCCAGTCTGATCGCTTCGGCCGCCGCTTTCTCTGCCGCGTCCTCACCCTCAAACACTTCGCCGATCAGCAGGTCGAACGGGTCGTCGCCTGTTTCCATCAGATGCTGGGCATAGTCTTCCAGTTCCGGTCTGCCATGCCTCTCGATCGTATCGGGCCCAACCACTTCGATGGCCGTCAGAACCACGGCCTTATCGCCAGCTTCGTTCGAGAACGACATAACAAAGTCGCTCTCCGGCGCTTCCGCTACCTTGACCGACAGGTCTCCATCGCCAAACAGATTGCTCTTCGGCGGAATCGGCATTGCTTCTTTATTCTCATCCATAACTTTACACCCTCTTCTTCCTTTATATTAACTCGGAGCAGAACAGTTCGTTATAGTCTGCCCCGTATGGACTGAACAGGACGTCGGGGTTATTGAAGTCTTCCTGTTCCTTCTCTATCCATTTCTCCTGCTCGGTCGGCTTGTACTCCGCAAACTCGCCACTGGAATAGATCATCCTGTTCAGAGCCTGCGACGCAGCGTCGACCATATCGTCATGGGCGGCATTGGGAAAGGCTGTGAACTGGTCGATGAACTCTTCCACCCACGGCGCTTTCTCCGGATACGGCAGCAACACTCTGCCGCTCTCTATCGCCATAGATACCGCGTTCACTCTCGCCACTTTGCCGCCTCTTGGATTCACTGCGATCACGAACATATCCGGCTCGTGCTGTAGGGTCTGGATGATAGCCGAACCGTTTGCCTTGTCTTCAACCAGAACCATATGCGCTCTGGGGAACATCTGCTTCACACTCCGGATCATCTGTACCGTCTGCGGGAAGTCAAGGTGCTTATTGAAACTGGCTCTTAAATAGTAGCTGTCCAACCGTTTACCCCAGACCTGGACCGCTACATAGTCGTTCGTATCGGCGGACTTGAACGCCGCGTCGACTGAGATCAGCTCCGTACCGAATAACAGCGTACTGTCGTCCGGATCATAGAACCGCCACCAATCGCGGTGGACAAGGTTTCCTTCCTCGATACGGGGCGAGCATTGATACAACGCCGTCCACGACCGGATGCCGCCGGTCGGATCGTTGATATACGACTTCTTGAAGTCTTTCAGCCAACCGTTGTCCTTGCCCAGCTCCGGGCAGAGACTGTCTCCGACCTTCCGCCCAAGCAGGTCGTTTTCCTCTGCCTCGACCGGGAGCCGCACCAACCGGCTGTTCTCTTCATTTTCCAAGACCCTTGCCGCAAGATCGTCTGAGTGCCACGGAGTCATTATTATGATGACCTTCGCTTTGGCCGCCAGACGAGTTTTCAACGTAGCCTGCCACTCTTCC